TAGACTCTGATATATATCGTTTTGTCTTACGTCCCTGGTACACGGGCGGCCGGGTCTGCTTATCTGGTTTTATTTCTATTAACCATGTTTCATTATTGTTAAATTTTATTTTAAGATCTACAAAATATCTGTGATAACGCTTGTCTACATCCCATAAATAAGGTATGACTACTTCTTCTGAAGACCATTTCAATACCTGTGGATTATTGTCGCACCACTTAAAACAATGCCTCTCCCATAGGGATCGGTATACTACCTTAGACGAATCACCAGTATATTTTGTAGGATTTTTAGGTTTGTATTTTCCGCTATAAGCCATGTAACTCTGTATAAATAGAATCAAAGTAATATTTATAAGGCTAAATCTATGGCAAATGTACAAGAACTTTATGATCGATTTAAAGGCGGCGGAGGTGGCGCTAAGATGGTTTATCCCTTAGAGAACCAATCTGATTATCTTGGTAAAATTACATTTCATCCTATTGACGAAAAAAAGGCTGTAATACCTGAAGCTGTTGGAAACCTGGTAGAATTAGGTAAAGACGCCATAGAATGGGGATATGATCAAACATTGGGCAGGGCTACCGATTATTTTAATAAAGTAAGGGACCCTAATAACCAGCCCTTGGAAGGTAGTTCAGCGAGTACCCTTTTTAAAGGCGACTATCAAGGGTCTCTAACCGAATTTGGGAAAGACATAAAAGAACAATTTGATGGTTCAAGTACTATTAGTCCTTCTGCTGCATTTGATGAAACAAGCTTAACATTAATGCCAGGTAAAAAAATATCATTATATCTTCCTAGAGCAATACAAATACAAGATACTGTGTCATATGATAATGCTTTTCAACTTGGTCTTATAGGTGGTGCAGCTGAAAAAGCTATGATGGGTGGCTCTAGCCTTATTGGCACAGTTGCCGGTGTTGCTGCTGGTCAAGCAAAAGCTGTAGGTTCAATGTTAAGTGGAAATACTAGTGGTATGAGTAGAGACGCTGCTGGAATTATTGCAGGAAGAGTTGCTGCTTCAATACCCGGCGGTTTTGGAGATGCTGTAGCCGGTGCTGTACGAAGTACAACACGACTTACTACAAATCCAAATACTCGTGCGCTATTTAAAGATGTTCCTATTCGTAACTTTTCTTTTGCATTTCAATTGGTACCTACAAGTAGAGTAGAAGCACGTATGATAGAAAAGATTATTAAACAGTTTCGTGAAGAACTTTATCCAGAAGCATTGCAGGCAGCCGGTATAAATATTGGTTATAGATTTCCAAATAGATTTTTAATTAAGGTAAAATATAATAATACAGATATTGCTGGTATCAGATTTTTACCGGTTTATATGCAATCATTTAATGCGACTTATAATGCTGGGACTGGTGGTATGCACAATGATGGACGATTTGCTTCAGTTGATATCAGTATGTCATTTACAGAAACAAGAGCAATTGCTAAAGCAGATATAAGGAAAGGTTACTAATGGCTCAGTTCTTTAAAAACTTTCCACGCATTGCTTATAATTTTGGTGATGAAGTAACCCCATCACTATATCAAAACTTAAGTGTCTTTGTAAAACTAATAGACGAAATAAAAGATGACATTGCTTTCTATACAACTCTGTTCATTCAAGATTACGATAGACCTGATACTCTTTCTTTTAAGTTATATGATACAACTGAATTCTATTGGACATTCTATTATCTTAATACTGATATACGTGAAAGCGGATGGCCATTACCATATCAACAATTATTGCCAAAAGCAAAAAAAGATTATCCGCATCAAGTAGTCACAACAACAGGCAATATAGCTAAAACATTTTTACCAGGTCATACTGTCACAGGTTCTGTTTCTGGTTCAACTGGAACTGTAATAAAAAGATATTTAGATCTTGGCCAAATCATTATTGATAGTCCGAATAATTTTAATACTGGAGAAACGCTTACGCCTTCTATCAATGGTGTTGCACAAACCGCAGATATTGTTATTGTATCATCTGGCGCCGCACAACATAATGCAGTTCATCACTATGAAAATGCAAGTGGAGAACATGTTGATATTGGTTTAGTTCCGTCAGGCACAGGCACAGGTGCATTTCCGACTGTATCAGCATTTATTCCGGTTACATACTTTGAACGTATTACAGCAAAGAACGACTCACTCAAAGAAATAAAAGTTTTAAGTCCAGATGTCGCTGCTCAAGTGAAAACAGAATTTAATAAATTGTTATTAAGAGGATAATAGTATGGCTGAAACACAGCATGCTGGAGATTATAATATTAAAAGTTTTCTTATCTATTCTTATAGACATAGTAAACCGATTGAATTAAAATCTCACATAGATGAAATTGAAATATTTGAATCTATAGGCTTGCCATATCTAACCGGAAATTTCACTATGAAAGATGATATGAGATTCTATGATGGTGTAGGTATTAACGGCTCTGAAATGATTGTAATTACTTTAGAGTCTCCAGAAAATGTTAGCAATGAAATAATAAAACGTTTTAGTATCGTTGAAATTTCTTCTACAGCAAAGTCAGCAGACAATATTGAAGCACTTCAAATAAAAATGTGTGAAACTAATCATTTCAATAATAATTTAATGAAAGTTAATAAAACCTATACTGACACGCCTGATATTATTATTGCAAAAATATTAAAAGATAATTTAGATATTGATCTTGTCATGCCAGCAGTTAAACCATTTCAAAAAGCTTTAAAAGTAGTGATTCCATACATGCCACCATTTACTGCAGCTCAATGGATATGCAGTACGATGTCTACTGAACTGGGTTTACCATATTTTTTATTTGCTACACTTAACGATGAAAAATTACAATTAAAATCTTTAGAAGAAATACTTTTAAATCCGGCATGGAATAAAAAATCACCGTATAGATTTTCCGCAGCATATAATCAAACTTCATCTTCTTTAAATTCTGATCAAAATGTATTTAATGTAGGGGCTTTTAATTCACGTTCTAAAGAAAATGTATTTGCTTTAATGGCTAGTGGTGCTACAGCCGGACTACGCAGTATTACTGATATGACAACAGGCCAGAATATAGATTATCATTTTGATGTAGATACTCTTTTTCAAGAGTTATTAGAAATGGAAATCATTGATACAGATCACGAACCAGTGTTTCATTCAATGTATCATTTTAAAGGTAAACCAATGAACGAATTTAATACGTTTAATTCGCATCATATTGTTGCAAATAAAACATATGGCAACAAATTTAATAACATTTATGAAGAAACTTCTATTGGTGCATATAGATTACAATCATGTAAAAATGCAATTCATAATATGATGCGGAAATCATCAATAACTATGCGAGTACCTGGTATCATGTATATGACAGGATTTAATGCTAGTATTGGAAGACAAATTGATTTTATATATCCAGCAAATAATACAAATGCAAATAGTCAATCTTCTGCATCTGATGAAGATCAAATGGATAAAAAACGATCCGGTACGTACGTAATATATACAACAAGACACCATTTTAATCAGACGCAACATAACGTTGATATGAGTTGTGTAAAATTAGGAAATAGAAAATGAGTTTTTACGGTGACATACAAAGATGGTGGGTAGGAACTGTTATAGAAGATAGTGGAAAAACAGATCCTACTGGACTTGGTAGATGTATCGTACGTATTGATGGAATACATGGTCCAGACATAGCAGATTTTGATCTTCCTTATGCACAGACTATTATGCCTTCTATAAGCGGTGGCACATCTGGTATTGGTGACACTCCACAATTAGGCAAAGGTGCAAGGGTGATTGGATTTTTTTTAGATGGCGTTATGTCGCAGTTACCAATCATATGGGGATACTTACCTTTTATCGGTGTCCCAAGTATTATTCAACAAGAAATAATAGCAAAAGAAAAAAAACCAATAATCCAAACGCATACAAATAAAGCGATTCAAACTACACCGACAAACACTGCCAACCCTTCCGTAGCACTAACTAATGTTGAAAAAGCTTTTAATTTTTTTGCAAAGTCTGGTCTAACAAAGCGCAAATATACGCAGGAACAAGCAGCCGGTATTATAGGAAACCTGATGCAGGAAAGTACAGCAGCTCTCGATCCACTTATACATGAGGTAGGAACGGGAACAGCTACTATCGATGACAAAGGCGCAAAAACGTATCGCAAAGGGTTTGGAATTGCACAATGGACAAAGACGGCTGAAAGATACAAAAACCTACAGGCCTTTGGTGAAGCAAAAGGTAAAGGTAGTTTAGGCTTTACAGATTTAATGGTTCAACTCGAGTATGTTGATCATGAACTTAATACCTTAAAGTGGGCAAGAGGTGACTTTTTTGAGTGTGAAACAGTCATAGCAGCGACAATGCAGTTCATGAGATATTATTTAAGACCACAGTATTTTAAAGAAGCAACTATTTTACATACAAGATCTGATGGTGGTAAAGCTCCGGGTAAGGACAATAATAATCCTATCAAAAGAAGAAGTCATGAAGAAACGCGACTTAAGAATGCAAATGCCGTTATGACTGACAATTCACAGGGAGGTAACAAATGAGTACAATTTCCCCTTCAAATTTTTCACAAGAACTTCGCCTACGTGAAAAGCGTCAGAACTATGGCGGTATATTCGATGCTATTTCTCAAGCAAAGAAAGAAACAAATGCAGCTCGAGCTGCAGCAATTGGTAATTCAGTAGGACAGATTGCAGCTGGTTTTGAATCTTTAATTGGAATATCTGACAATGCAGTAGAAGATGCAGAATCTACATTTAAAACAGTCATTGCAAAAGTAATACCAACCGGTCATGGTTTAGAAGCTCAACTACATCCTGGGATGACTGATGCAGAAATTGTAGCACTTGATGCGGTAATGAAGAATGCAGCAGTAACAGTAACTGATGTTGTTCCAGATGCAATAGCAGCTCTTACTGCTTTTGCTCAAATGAATCATAAAATAATAGCAGATACAAGTCCAGATGCTGCAGTTACTGCATTAAAAAAAGCTACAAAAATTGTTGATATTGATAAACTAGAGACTGTAATAAAAGGTTTATTACCAGATGATTTAAAAAGTCTTGGTAAAAATGCGGTTGAAAAAATGCAATCAAAAGAAATACAAAAAGATATCGATAATGTATTTGCTGCTGTCAAGACTGAACTTAAAAAAGCAACAGATGGTGTAGATAGCGGTAACTTACTCAAAGATATTACTGAAGATGCGACAAGAAATCTAAGTGCTACTATCGGAAATTTTGGAGATGAGTTTACACGATTAAAATCTTTGCCAATTATAAACGATTTATTAGGTGGTAATAATGCTTTAGGTTTAGATAAAGCAATATCTACATTAAAAATAGATGGTGGACTTCTTACAAAAGCCGGATCACTTGGTATTGGAACTAACATTGGAAGTCTGGTTGATATGAAAGGCTTTCTCAAACAGATGGACAAGCTCGCTCCTGATCTTGCAAGTCTTACAACAGCATTAAAAACTAAAGCAGATAATGCTATTACTACATTAGGTAAAAGTAAAACATCAATTGCATCTGTTGTGACTGGTGACACTACAAGTCAACTTGAAACTGCTGATGTAACTGATACTACAAAAGACAAACGATTCAAAACAATCGGTTCTATAGAAGAAATAGTAAGTGTACTCAGATCAAGTGAACGACCTTTGACAACAATTGTATGGCATTGGACCGGACATTATTCAAATGATGGTAATATCGGAGCAAAAGAAATTGATATCGAATATTCATCATCAAATATACAAATACCTTTTCATTTTGTTATTATGAAAAACGGTGATATACAGACCGGACAATCAATCAATAAAACAAGTAGTCATGTTGATATTAACTTTATGGCACGCAGCTTTGGTGTTGCATTTGTTGGTGGTTATAATGGTGCACGCAAAGGTATTGATACTGGATACGTGGAGTTAACTTCTAAATCATATACTACTTCTCAATGGGAATCTTTTTATGCATTTATGAAAGCGTTTTATATCTTTGCACCAGGCGGTGATGCCTTTGGTCAAAATGATTTAGGTGATGATCCTGGTGAAGGACCTGGATTTGATGTATCAAGTCTTGCAGCCTTAGCTCCATTTTATAAGAAAAATGCATGCAGCCCTGGATTAGATAAGAAGTTTTTAACACGAGAAGAAATTATTGCAAGACAGAAAATCTATTCAGTAGCAATAAATGAATTACAGGATATACAATAATGGCTGATGCATTTAGAGAACTTGAAAATAATACAAACTTAAGTCCAACAAGTAAAAACGTTGATAACAAAGGTGATCCTTCAGGTGAGTATCCAAAAGCAGAATATTTTTATCGGTCATCTGTCGGAGTAGAAGATCATCAGTTAAGTACTGGCGGCGGTGATCCTGATATTGATATTGCTGATATTATGGCATCTACTGTACGAAACTCATCTGACTATAGCGAAGCAAGTGTAAAGAAAACAAAGAGTGGCCACGTTTTTATATTTGATGATGCAGGTGGTGAAGAACGAATACTTTTAAAACATAAAAATGGTACTGGCATAGAAATGCGTCAAGATGGTACAATGATTATGCGTGCTGAAAGTAATACAATTACTTCAGTTGGTGGTAGTAGTGTGTTTATGATTGAAGGTGACCTAAAAGTATCTTGTAAAAATGTAGAAGTTGATGCAACCGGCGATCTAGATATGAGAGTTGCCGGAGATTATAAACTGACTGTAGGCGGTGATAAAAAAGAAACGATTACTGGTGCAGTACGCGAAACTATTGGTAAGAGTAAAGCATTGACTGTTAGTGGAAATGCTAGTGATATTATTTTAGGGACAGTTACAAATGCAAGTCTTGGCAATCACAATAATATTATAAAAGGTAATTATGATACTACTGTTAGTGGTGATTATGAATTGGCCGGAAAAGGTAAAGCATTGATTACTTCAATGACACAGGTTGCTATGAGTTCGCCTGATATTAATATAGGTGCGGCTGATCTGTCTATCCTTGCTGCTGGTGGAACTATTGGTGGTGAGAATATAATAAATTATGCAAAGAACTATTATGGAACATCTGCTACATTTACGGCTGGTGTTACAGCTCCTACATTCCATGGTGATCTTGACGGCGTTGCAAATGAAGCAAGACAGTCAAGGCATCAATTGTATACAGATCCAGATACAGATCCAGGATCTGCTGGTAACGTTGGTGCGCCAGGCGCGGCTATTACTAATACTGCTACGAATACAACAGCGACTGGTCAGCCTACTGCTGCACTAATGAAAACATATTTAACTCGAAGTAATCAAGGTGTACAACAAGTATTAATTGATGAAGGCGATTATATAAAAGATAAAATTGATATCGGACCAAATACTGGATTCATCACTGAAAGACCTCTTACTACAAAAGAAATAAGAACTAAATTAAAAGATCCTGCAAATAATACAAATAGTGATTTTATTAATACTCTTTATGCAGAGAATAGAATATCTGAAGATTATCTTAAGAAATTACCAACATCAATAAATAGATCATTTGATGGTGAAATAAACTATACCCCATATAAAAATACCGGTTCCACTACTAACTCTGTATTAATCAAAGGTAGTCCGCAATATCAGCCTATTTTACCAGATAAAAAATACGATCCTATGGCATTAGATCCCAGAAAAGGAGTATATTCAGTGAACCTAAAAACTTTATTAGGAGTAGGCATACCGTTATCTACATTTTTAATAGGAACTACTCTTGGTCATTTGGCAACAATAGAAGAACGACAAGGCCTTGCAAGACAATTATTATTACAAGCCGAAGTGATTAAGTATAAAAAATCAAGTGATCAGTTTAAAAACTATCAACTTGTTGTAGCCGAAGGTGTTTATAAAGCAACTGCCGGAGAAACATTAACACCTGGTTCTGTTCCATATCTTGCACAGACCGGTAGAGCAATTACATATGAAATGTATAACGAAAATAATATAAGTTCTCCAGAAGTAATATTTAACTTTGCTACAAGGCTTGCAACAAATCTCTTTGGCTATGATAAAATTATTATAGATTACGATAAGATTGATCCGAATCCTGCTTTTGAAGGTGCTACAATCAATGTTCAAGTTATTGTTGTAATGCCAGCAATTGACGAAGACTATAATATTATAGGCGCGCCAAGACCTGAAATGAAACTTGAAACACGATATAATAATCAAATCCTAAGTAATACTGATTTAGTTGAACATAATGGATTAATCAGTGAAGATATTACACTCATTGCAGATGATGAAAGTGGCACAGTAATATATGATTATTCTAATACTCCAATACGTAATAAACCAGTTAAACTTAAATTAATAAAGGCTTTAGCGGCTGCAGTAAAAGCTTCAGGTGTTGATTTTGTTACAATTACGAGTGGCTTACAGCCTGGTACAACTGGTCGCAGAATAGGTTCAAGTCGTCATGATACCGGTCTTGCTGCAGATTTAATTGTAACATATAAAGGTAGAAAACTAGATGCATCAAAAATACTAGATCAAGCTATTCTTGCGCTATTTGTTAAAGAAGCAGTTAAAGCCGGGATAAAGGCAGGTGGAATGTCAAGAGGTTACATGGGGAACTTTACTATGCATTTAGATATGTTAGGTGCTTATTCCGGTGAAGTTGGACCTACTGGCCAAGGGAGCTCATATAACGGCGCTCTTGTTACATGGAGATCAGATCCATTCTTTGTAAATGCATTAAAAGGTCCAACTACGTAAAAACTTGTTATAAATAACATCAAAGTATAAGAGAAACCAATGGCAACTAAATTATCAGCAGAAGATGGAAATCTAAGTGTAAGTTCCTTAATCGGTACTCGTACCAAAGTATACAAAGATATTGATCTTACATTTGCTAATAAGCCAAGTGGTGAAATATTTAAAAAAGAATCTGCAGCTGCAGTAAAGCAAGCCATTAAAAATCTTATGTTGACTAACTATTTTGAGAAACCATTTCAACCATTATTTGGTGGCAATCTCAGAGAAATGTTATTTGATCTTGCAGATGATGATGCTGAAGAAGATATAGAAGACAGAATACTAAATGCTATTGCTATTTTTGAACCAAGAGCTCAGGCACTTAATGTAACTGCAGTAGCAACTCCTGATAGGAATGCAATACGAGTAACAG